GCGAACCGGGCGCTGCAGGTGCTGCGCGCCATCTCGGGGATCATCGACTGGCGGTCCCGGCAGCACTACGACACCGACGTGTTCATCCCCTCGCCAGCCGACCCGCTGATCGTGCTGATCGCGGACGAGATCGCCTCGGCCATGAAGTACCCCAAGATCCGCGCCGAGTTCGAGAACATCGCCACGACTGGCCGCGAGCTCGGCGTCACCGCCGTCCGGGCCGGCCAGCGGGGCACCGCCGAGTGGACCGGCGGCGCGAACGTCCGCTCCCAGGACGACGTCTTCTGCCTCGGTGCCGTCAACCGGTCTACCGAGGCGATGCACGCCGCCGGGGAGATGGGCCTGCGGCTCCCCGACATGGCCTCCTACGGCGAGGGCAAGCCGGGAGTCTGGGTGGTCGCCGAGCTGGGCGACCACACGGGCCGGGCCGGGCGCACGTGGAAGCTGTCAGAGCCGCCGGACGTGGCCCGCATCGCCATGGACCGGGCAGCCTCCCAGCCGGACCTTCCCGCAGCCTGCGTGGCGTTCCTCGGCGAGCAGTACCAGCAGCTCCTCGGAACCGACGTATACGCACGGTGGGCGCACGGCCGGACGGCGGCCCCTCCCCCGGAGGCTGCCCCCGCAACCGCGGGACTCCAGGCGCGGCCGGCCCCGGCCGCCACCGTGACGGCGACAGTGCCGGACGACGACATCAACCGACTGGACTGGGACATGGAACTGGACGACGGGATGCAGGCCCGGCTCCGCGAGCTGGACGCGAAGAACAACGCGACCGCGGACTTCATCGCGGAGACCGCGGCGATGCCCCGCGGCCCCGGCGTGGACCCGGAGAAGCTCCGCGAGTCTGCGGCGGAGCGCTGGCGGCAGGTCGGAGACCAGGCCGAGATCCCTACTGAATCGCTAGGGAAACTGCTTGAGCTGCTAGAAGGCGGGACGACCACGAGCCAGGTGGCGGAGGCCCTCAAGATCGGCAAGTGGACGGCGCGCACCTGGCTGGAGAAGCTTCGCGGGCAGGGCGTCGCCCAGATTGAGGGAGCTGGCCGGGGTGCGCGGTGGATTCTCGTGGCGAGCCCGGACGGGGACGGGGCCTCATGAGCGAGGCAGGTCCTCCGTCTTGCCGGGCGTTCGCTTCCAGGCGCGGATCTTCTGCAGCATGTGCGCCCGCAGGTCGGCTGACCGGTTCGTGCCATCGGCCTGGCAGGCGAGCCCGTACTCCCGCCACAGCTCCGGCTCAACGCGGATGGCCTCGCGCTTGGTACCTCGCACCACGATGCGGCTCCCTGTCTTCGTCTAGGCACAAGATAGCCCGGACCGGCTTGCCGTGTCTAGACACTCTCGATAACATGTGTCTAGACACATGCGAGAGCGAGGGCACTGTGGCCGTTTCTGAGATCGACCCGCGCGTCGTGCGGCGCATCGCGGACATGCACGCCGTCTACCGGATGTACGACGAGCAGGGAGTCCTCCTGTACATAGGCCGCACAGGCAACGCCGGCCGCAGGTTCGGCGACCACACCTCCAAGCGCTGGTTCCCCCTGGTGGCCACGATCAAGATGGAGTGGCTTCCCGGAGAGGCGTCGGCAGTGCTGGCCGAGCGCCGGGCGATCCAGCAGGAGCACCCCCGCTACAACGTCGCGGAGACGCGGCGTTCGCGGCGCAGGCGCACCCGGCTTCCTGCGGCCCCTCCCGCGAAACGGGCACCGGTCCGCCGCCCGATCCCTGAAGGCGAGTGCCACGAGACGCTAACGACCCTGCTGGCGAGAGGAACCACCACGAGCGAAGTCGCCCTGGCCCTCGGCGTCAGCAAATGGCATGCCCGCGTGCGGCTGGAGCGACTGAGGGATCTGGGATCCATCCGCATTAAAGGGAACCGGCGCGCAGCCAAGTGGGTACTCGCTGACGAGACCGCCGGGGGTGACGTTCCGTGACAACGGTGCCTCCAGGTCCTCCCGGCGGAAACGTGCGGCAGAACGAGCGTTTTCGTCCCCTCCACGCATGCGTGAGGATCGTGCGCCGCACGTTCCACGCTCATTTCCCGCCGCACGTTTCCGCACGTTCTTTGCCTACTCTCCGTAGCGACCGGGGGAGGGGCTGATGGGCCGGTGGCTTGCCCTCGCCGAGAAGCTCGCCGACGATGCCCGCGAGCCGGGATTCGGCGCTGCCGCCTCCGTCGCTGCCGCCTGGGCTGCCCGCGTGGACCCGATGGCCACCAGGAGCCTCGTCCGCGCCGCCCTGATGCTGGCCGGCACTGACGTGATCCCGGCCCTGTACGCGCCGCTGCCGCCGTGCCCGGACGCGGCGACGCTCCTCGAATGGGGCGAGAACCTGGAGTCACACGTCGCTGACCTGCTGAAACGGTGCACCGGTGCCGGGGCGGCGGCCCGCGGCGAGCGCAGCCGCGCGATCGAGGCCGGCTGCGAGGCGGCCTCCGCGGCACGCGAGGCCCCGCCCGGCGAGGAGCTGGACGAGGCCCGGCTGCGGGAGCGCGCTGCCGCGCAGGTCACCGCCGACTGCGAGGCCTGCATGGACCTCCTCGGCCAGGCCGACGCCGCGCTCCGCTGCGCCCTCGACTGCGTCCGCTCCCTGCCCGGCGACCTGGACGAGGCCTACGAGGCCGCGGGCAGGCTCATCGCCGCGGGCGGGGTCCTCCCGCACTCGGGCGACTTCATCGCCCCTACCCGAATCCCCTGAAAACGACTGAGAAGGACGGCACGATGACGGGCATGGGAACGCACTCCGCCGCCGGGAAGGGCGGTGCTCTTCGCCGCGCCTGGATTGCCGCGTGGTTCGTGACGCTCGCCATGGGCGGCACCACGATGGCCTTCCAGGTGTACCACTCGATCCACTACGGCGGGATGCCCTGGGAACTCGCCTGGCTGTACGGCATCATGCCGCTGGCGATCGCCATGGCCGTCCTGGAGATCATCGCCGAGTGGAAGGCCGCGCCGCTCCCGGCGAAGGCCACCGCCTACGCGATCATGGGCGGCGCGATGTTCCTGTCGGCGTCCGCCACCGGGGCCGTCGTCTTGCACGCCGCGCCCCCGCACTGGTCGCTCCTGTTCGGCGCTCTCCTGGACGCCGCGGAACTCCTCGCCGCCTACTTCATCATGAACGGCCCGCGCGCCGCCGACCTCGCCGCGGAGGCCGAGGCGAAGGCTCTCGCCGAGGCGCAGCGGCAGGCCGCATTCGATGCCGCAGTGACCGCAGAACGGCAGGCCCGCTCGGCCGCAGAGGACGCCCGCAACGCCGCGCTCCAGCAGGCGCAGCAAGCCGCGCAAGCCGCGGCGCGCTCCGCCGCAGAAGCGCACGCCGCGGTACGACGCTCGGCCGAGGCGGACGAGGAGCTTGACGCGCTGCGCAACGAGGTTTCCGCACTTCAGGACGACCGCGACTCCACGGCCGAAGCCCTCGCGCAGGCGGAGCGCCGGGCAGAGGGCGCCGAATCGAAGGCCGAGCGGCTCGGCCGCAAGCTGGACCGCACTGCGGGCGCGAAGGGAAACCGCAGCGGTGCCGCTGCGGCTGGCGGCAAGAACCGCAGTGCGGCGGAGACTGCGGTCCCGAAGGACTTCGACGCGCAGGCCGCAGCCCTCGCCATCCTGGACGCCGAGCCGGACATCACCGGGCGCGAGCTCGGGGAGCGTTGCGGCCGTAGCGAGCGGTGGGGGCAGGACTTCAAGAAGCAGCTCGCGACCCGTGGCGCGGACGGTGGCAGCGGCGCCGGCGAGGGTGGTTCCGGGTGACCTGGTACTCGCTGATCGCCTGGCTCCTGTTCGTTCCCCTCCTGATCGTGATCGTGGTCCTGGGCGTCACTGGCCACCTGGGCTGACGCTGCAGGACCGGCCTTTCTGGCACTGGGTGCCCGTACTGGCCGTCCTGTCTGGCGTGCCGTTGTCACGGCCACTGCTCACTGTGGCCCATGATGAGGGGCATGGCGGCGCGCACCAGGGATTACCGGGACTACCAGCGGGACGGCGAGACGCAGGAGCCATGCGCGAGAGGCGGCTTCTGCTCGGCCAGGGTCCGCGACGATGAGGGCACCTGGCACCCGGCCCCCGCCGCCCAGCACCTGTGCCCCGCCGACCAGCGGGAGATGGCGGCGTTCGCCAGCGAGATCCCGCGGATGTACCGGCGCCTGGAGAAGATGTCCGTCGACCCGGTCCGCCGCACGAGGCCGGTCCGGGTGACGCCCGGCTCCCGGGTGCTGGTGTCCGGCGACGCCGATGCCCTGATGCGGGACATGGCGGCGATGCTCGGAACGTGGGCGGCGAGGGTCCGCGACGTGCCCCAGCTGTCCCTGTCCCGGCCGAGGACGGCGTTCGGCACCGCGGGCCGGGTGACGGACGACTGCGGGGTCCTCGCCGGCCAGCCCAGCGCCCTGCTGGCCCTGCCGCCGGCAGACGCCCTGCGGACGTGGTGGTTCCACCCGCCCCGCCACGCCCTCGCCCCGCCGCGCCCGTCAGGCTGCCGCCGTTGCGGCCTGCCCGTCTCCCCGTCCCCGTCGGGGAAGCACTGGTGGCCGGCCCGCTGCACCCACGCCGGCCCGCTGCTGCCCGCAGGCGACCGCGACGAGGAGACCGGCAAGGACGAGAAGCTCGCCTGCCCCGCCTGCGGCAAGCGGCTGCCCCTGGACTGGAAGCCATCGCCGCCGTGCCGCCACCAGGGCACCGCCCCGCCCCCTCCCGGCGGGCCCATCCCCGCCGAGGTCGAAGACGAGATCGGCGGCCTGGACGTCGTCCGGGTCGGCTACGACTGGGTGCAGGCCCTGACCCCGCTCGGAGGCGCCGCCGCCGGCCTGGACGTCATCGACCTCCGCACCGCCGCCGTGCAGCTCCTCCTGGAGAACCCGGCCCCCCGCGACATGCTCGACGGCGTCCCCTGCCGGCGGCTGGCCTGCGAGGCCTTCGGCACCCTGGAGGTCCTCCCTGCCCCGCAGGCCGACCCGGAGAAGGAGGCAAGGGAAGGGCCGCCCCCGTTCACCAGGTGCGCGGCCTGCGGCGACGTCATGACCCGCAAGGAGTACGGCGCCCACGTCACCAGGTACGCCACGTGGGCGCCAGGATCGGGGATCATCCACACGTGCAGGCACTGCCAGAGGGACGACTGCGGCTCCTGCCAGTGGAAGCGCTGCAGGTGCAGGGCCGCGGACCCCGCACGCCACACCGCGACCGCGGCCTGATTTGCATCCCCGTCAATGGGGTGTCACACTGTCCCCCGTAGCTACACGTGTCTCCGGAGTGCCTCGCACCCGGGGACTTTCGCAGTTTCAGGGCAGGTGGCCATGGTCCCCGCCCACCCCTCAGGCATGCTCACCACCCCCGAGGCCGCCCGGCTGATCGGCGTCAGGGCATGGCTCATCCGCAAGTGGCGGCAGCGCGGCTTCCTCGCCCCCCAGGGCCTGGACGAGCGCGGCTATCCCCTCCACACCGCTGAAGCAGTCCGCGCCGCGGAGGAGCTCGTCCGCCAGCACGGCATCGACGCAAGCGGGATAGACCCCAGGCAGCTACGCCAGCGGACAGCAGCCTGACCGCGACGGCCCAGGACACTTTCCGGGACACCTATGGGGGTGGGACACGATGCCCCCCCGTAACGCCGTCCGCGACGCCGAGGCGCTTGTCTACCGTGCCCGCGGCTGGACGTACCAGCGGATCGCCAACGAGATGGGCTACGGCGACAAGTCCGCGGCCCGCAAGGCATGCGAGCGGGCGCTGGCCGCCGACGTCCGGGAGACCAGGGAAGAAGCCAAGTCCCTGCTGCTGATGGACCTGAACGCGGCGAAGCAGGCCGCCTGGGCGGTCCTCGACGCCAGCCACATCACGATCTCCAACGGCCAGGCCGTCAAGCTTGACGGCACGCCGGTCCCCGATGACGCGCCGGTCCTGGCCGCGATCGACCGGATCGTCAGGATCGACCAGGAGATCGCGAAGATCCTCGGCGCCTACGCGCCTGTCCGGCATGAGGTCCGCCAGATTGAAGAGATCGATGCCCGCCTCCTCAACCTTGCGGACGAGGTGGCTCTCGGCAACCCCGGCGCAGCGCCGGGAGTTCCTCGGGAGGCTTGAGCCCGAAGAGCGGGCCCGGCTCCTGGACGTCCTGGACTCCGATGACGACGACGCCGGCATCGCCCGCACCCCGTGGGAACGGGCCGCGCGCCCCGACCAGCTGCCCCCGCCCGGGGACTGGCTCGTCTGGCTGATCATGGCCGGCCGGGGCTGGGGAAAGTCCCGCACTGCCGCCGAATGGTCGGTGGCGAAGGGCCGCCGCTACCCGCGGTGCCGGATCGCCCTGGTCGCGGCGACGATCGCCGACGCCCGGGACACGATGGTGGAAGGCGAGTCGGGCCTGCTGGCCTGCGTTGACGACTCGGAGCTTCGCGGCGGGTCGCAGGACACGGCGTGGAACCGGTCGCTCGGCGAGCTTTACCTGGCGAACGGCTCCCGGTTCAAGACCTTTTCGTCGGAGAAGCCCCGGCGCCTGCGCGGCCCCCAGCACCATTTCGCCTGGTGCTTCCCGGCCGGGACGCTCATCAGGGCCCCCGGCGGCCAGCAGCCGATCGAGGCGCTAAGCCCTGGCGACCTCGTCATGACGCGGCGTGGTGCCCGGCGGGTGCTGCGCACCGGCTCGCGCTGGGCACCGCTTGCCACGGTTCACCACGGGGACGGGCGCACCCTGACGGGGACGCTTGAGCACCCGGTCTGGACGGCGAACCGGGCATGGGTGCCGCTTGGGGAACTGGGCAGCACTGATACCCTGTTTACGTGGACGGACGATGGAAGGCTGACCCGCGAGGGTACTTCTACCGGTACGCGGGCGGGAAGAAGATCTGGCGCCACCGCGAGGTCTGGGAGCAGGCCCACGGGCCGATCCCCGGCAGCGTCCACGTCCACCACCTCAACCACGTTCCCGGCGATGACCGGCTCGAGAACCTGCAGGCCGTCACCGGATCACGGCACCGCAAGCACCACGCAGAGGCCCGCGCGGTCAGCGAGTGCCGGAACTGCGGGCACGAGTTCGAGCACTCAACCAACGGGCGCCCCGCCTGGTACTGCGCCCCGTGCAAGGTCAAGGTGGCCGAGGCGAGCCGAGTCCTCACCGTCCACCAGTGCGAGCAGTGCGGGACCGGGTTCGAGGCCCGCTCGTGGGTGCGATTCTGCAGTCAGCGGTGTGTCAACCTCGGGGCTCGCTGGCCGCGTCTACAACCTGACGGTTGAGGGCGAGCACGAGTACTTCGCCGATGACGTCCTAGTCCACAACTGCGACGAGGCGGCGTTCTGGACTGACGCCAACAAGGGCACGATCACCGACACCACGTGGTCGAACCTGCTCATCGCGACAAGGCTGCCCGCGCGTCGCGGCTGGGATGGCGAGTACCGGACGCAGATCTGCGTCGCCACCACTCCCCGCCCGGTGGCGCTGCTGAGGACGCAGGACCCGGACCCGGCGCGGGCCGGGCTGATCCAGCGCCCGTACACGGTCATCACCCGCGGGCGGACCACCGACAACCTGGCGAACCTGTCGGAGACCTACAGGGCGCAGGTGATCGCCCCGCTTGTTGGCACCCGGCTCGGCCGGCAGGAGCTTGACGCGGAGCTGCTCGACGATCGCGAGGATGCCTTGTGGCGGCGTGACTGGATCGACGCGGACCGCGGGCCTGCCGCCCCGCTGCCGGACATGATCCGGGTGGTGGTCGGGGTCGACCCGGCGGTGAGCGACGGGGAGTCGTCGGCGGAGACGGGCATTGTCGTGTGCGGGGCCGGCCGTGACGGTCAGGGGTACGTGCTGGCCGACTACACGCTGCGGGGCACCCCGCAGGTGGTGATGCGGAAGGTCGCCGACGCGTTCGCGGGGCACAAGGCGGACCGGGTGGTCGCCGAGGTGAACAACGGCGGCGACTACATCGGCACCCTGCTGCGCGTGGTCGACCCGGGGATCGCGTACAAGGCGGTCAGCGCGACGCGGGGCAAGCAGACCCGCGCCGAGCCGATCTCGGCGCTGTACGAGCAGCACCGGGTGCATCACCTGGGGTCGTTCCCGCAGCTGGAGGACCAGCTGTGCTCGTGGTCGCCGCTGGACCCGGAGTCGCCGGACCGGCTGGACGCGCTGGTTTGGGCGTTCACGGACCTGAAGGACCTGATCTCGGGGTCGTGGCTGGGCGCGTACGGGGTGACGCGCTGCGGGAAGTGCGGCCAGGCGTACCTGGCCGGGCCGGGCGGGACGCCGCGGGACAAGTGCCCCCACTGCGGGGCGAAGGCGGAGGCGGCATAGTGACCTCGTTCGTCATCCGGGGCAGGCAGGGCGGCAAGACCTTCGAGGCGGTCCGCTGGCTGAGGGAAGACCCCGACCGCCGGGTGATCGTCACGGTAGACCAGCGCAGCGCGCAGTGGATCCGCGACTCGTACGGCCTGAATGACCGTCAGGTCGTTTCCTGTGACGGGGAACTGCGCGACCCGGGGCCGTTGCAGGGGATGCCGTACGGCCAGTGCGAGCTGGCGATAGAGGATCTTGACGCCTTCCTGGCCAGAGCGTTCGCCTTCAGGGTCGGCCTGGTCACCAGCATCGGCGACTGTGGTCACGAGACGGCAGCGCCGAATCCCCCCGGCGCTTAAAGAAGCAGCGAGGAGAGCGAGTGACCGGTACCGCGCAGGACCTGGACCGGGGAGCAGGCGGCTGAGTTCCGGGAGCGGTGGGAGGCGCGCAAGGCCCGCCCGCGGCTCACCCCGGAGACGGCCACGAGGCTGCTGCGCGAGATGGTGACCGTCCTGGGCCCCGGCGAGGTGCTGGTCATCCGGATGGCCGACTGGACACCGGGGCAGGTACGCGAGTACCAGCAGGTCCTTGACCAGTGGCACTTCGACGGCGACCTCCCGTTCCGGGCCATCGTGGTCTTCGGCGACGAGATGGCCGTGGTGAAGCCCGCAGAGCCCGCGCCGTGACCTTTCCCGCCGCATCCCGTTCGCAGGGTGCCCCGCTGCTTGAGGGCGCGGCGGAGGCGGCGATCGCCGCGGCACGGGAGCGGGCCGGGATCGGCGGGCCGCCGAGGTTCCCGTTCCCGCAGCGGCCCGCGCTCACCGGCACCGAGCGAACTGAGGCGCTGAAGGAAGCCGCGGCGAGGGGCTGCTCCCTTTGCGGCGGCATCCACTTCGCCCCGAACACCCCCGCGTGCCCGAGGGTCCGCACGTTCGAGCTCAACCCGGACGGCCGGGTGGTCAAGGGCGAGTTCTGGCAGGACGGCCAGTGGGACGCTACCCGGATCCTGTTCGTCGCCGACGCAGCCGAGGAAGCAACCGAGGGAGACGCCAGCAGTGAGTGAGGTTCCGACCGGCTGGGTGTGCCCCGAGTGCAAGCGGGTGTGGTCGCCGCGCGTGGACATGTGCACCGGCTGCCTCCCGGCTCACCACAGCGAGCCGCACCGCCTGGAGTTGGCCACCGTCCGGTTCATCGCGCTCCGCCTGCCGGACGAGATGGCCGACCCGCGTTACCGGCGGGTCGCGCGCCTGATACCCGACTGGCGCGAGGTGCTTCCCGGCTTGCAGGCCCGCGTCGCTGGCAACGGCATCGTGCAGGCCGACGTCGACTTCCGCCTCACACCGCACGGCGACAGCCCGCAGCATGACTGACCTGGACCGCCTCGCCAGCGACCTCCGCGCGACCGCGACCACCCTCGGCTGCGAGATCGTGGTCCTGGCGCCAGCGGGCAGTGACGCCGAGCCGGTGGTGATCAGCCCGTGAGCCCGCCGACCCGGGAAGAGCAGGACCAGGCCCTCGCCGCCCTCAGCGGGACCCTGGCCCCGCCGCCCGCCGGCGATCACCTTCAGGCGAGCCTGCTCCGCCTCCGCGCCATAGCCGACGCCAAGGACGCGGGCCGTTCCTGGCAGGTGATCGGCGTGGCGCTCGGCATGAGCGGCAAGCAGGCCAAGCGGCACGTCAAGCAACTCGCCGCCGGGACGCAGCGGGAGCTGATCGCAAGCCGCAAGGCCTAGGCTCGCCACCATGGACCCCGTTGCCGACACGATGGCCCGCGATGAGCTGTGGCGGGAGTCGCCCGCACTCGAGCGAGGCTGCGAGCACGACCTCGAGTTGCTGCCGATCATCGAGTTCCGCCAGACGGTCATCTGCCGGAACTGCGGCGGCCTGGACAAGGAAACGTCCGCGAGGATCCTGCACGACCCGCTCAGGCTTCACTTCAGCCTGGACGGCATCATCCGGGACGGGACCGTCCGCCTCGCGAGGTGGAAGGCCGCCCTCCCGGATGGCGCCCGCTAGGCGCTGTTGGCGTCCTGCCAGTGCCCGCTGAACGGGTCCTGGAGGATTTCGCAGGACGCGATGTTGTAGCTGCCGCTGGCGGTCGACTTGGACACGACCTTGCCGGCGACCAGGATCTCGCACGTCACGCTGCCGCCGCCTTGCAACTGGGCGTCGATGCTGTAGTCGACGGGCGGGTCAGCCGGGATCGTGGCCGTCTTCCGCATGGGGACGCTGCCCGACGCATCACTGCCCGAGGGGCCGTAGGTGACGTCCGCAGCCGACCCGGACACCGCGTAGGTGACCGTGCCCGCCGCGGCGGCCTTGGCGGTGGTGGCCTTCGGCGCGGCCCCCGATACTGCCGGCGCCCCGGTCGCGGACGGCAGCGACGACGGCGAGCCGCCGTTGCTGACCGCGGCGGCGACGATGACCAGGACGACGACGGCCCCGCCGATGATGCCCGCGACCTTCAGGCCGGTGTGGCTCTTGCGGCGCCGCCGGCGCTGCGGGCCGCCGTAGCCTGGCGGCGGGTACTGCGGCTGGCCGTACGGCGGCTGCCAGCCCGGTGGCCCCTGCGGCGGCGGCTGCCGTGCCGCCCGCTCCGCGTGGGCCTGCGGATCGTAATGCTCCGGGTTCCACTGGGGCCCGTACTGTGGCCGCTGCTGCGGGTGTCTTCGGTCCTGCTGTCCGGACATGTGCGCCTCCTTCGGGATACCCTCACATGACCCATGGGGCCATGGCCGTGATACGGCGCGGAGCCTAGCGCGGCTCCCTCGCAAGGGGAGGCCGCACTCGTGAAGACCTGCCTGCGCGCCGCGTACCGCGACGGCGAGGTCGGCGGGCTGCTAGACCTCAGCCTCGTGGGCGATGACCACGAGTTCGGCCTGCAGCCGGACGGCACGATCCACATCGCCGGCCATGGCGAGTACACGATCACGCGCGGCAGGATGCGCGAAGGCGGCCCGCTAAAGCCTCCCGCCGTCGACGGCGTCCCGTTCAGCAACGTCATCGCCGGCGAGGACGGGCACCTGTCCTCCACCGTGAACTGACCCCACCTGCCGGGAGGTCAGCGCATGGCAAGCCCGGCCGCGATCCTCCGCGCCTCCAAGGCAGTCCCCGGCGGGGCGGTCGCCACCGCCCCGCCGCAGGGAGTCCCAGGCTGGTCCGGCTCGCTCAGCCCGCTTGCCCGCGAGCTGGCCACGCCAGACTCCTACCGGAACGCCTACGGCCCGTTCCTGCCGAGGCCACCGCAGGACTTCACGCAGGGCGCATTCGGGCCTTTCTCGCCCATTCTCCCGGTTCCTGTAGACGCTCCCGAGGATAATGGCAGGGCCGCCCCGAGGCGTGAGCAATATCAAACCGGTTGGAATCTGCCGACCGGAGAGCCTGGCTCTGAGGGAATCGGCAAGCTGGCAAGCTTCGCCACGCTACGCACTCTCGCCGACCTTTACTCGGTGGCCAGGGCCTGCATACAGCTGCGGAAAAACGAGATCCGTGGCATTGAGTGGGACATCGTGCCCACGAAGGACGCGGCGAAGGCGATGCGCGGGTCGCCGTCGCAGATGCGGGACTTCGGCGAGCGCCGCGGCAAGGCGCTGGCATTCTTCCGGCGTCCCGACCCGGACTACTTCTCGTGGGCGTCGTTCATCGATGACGCCCTAGAGCAGATGTTCGTGTTCGATGCCCTGTCGATTTACCTTGCCCCTAAGCGCGGCAAGGGCATGGGGAAGGGCCTGCTCGGCTCCGACTTGGACTGCCTGCAGCTCATTGACGGCCAGACTTTGCGGCCTTTGTATGACTTGCACGGGGCGGCCCCGCGGCCCCCGGCGCCCGCCCTTCAGCAATTCCTTTACGGGGTGCCTCGCTCCGATCTCACGACGATGATGTCCGGGCGTGACCTTGAGGAGGCGGGCCTGTCCGGGGCACAGGCGCGGGCATTCCGGGGCGATCAGCTTCTCTACCTGCCGTACACGCGCCGCCGCTGGTCTCCCTACGGGATGGCCGCCGTGGAGCGGGCCCTCGTGCCGATCATGAGCGGCTTGCAGAAGCAGGGCTGGCAGCTGGACTACTTCAAGTCCGGGACTGTTCCCGCCGTCTACATCAGCCCTGGCGACACGGCGATGACGCCGAACCAGATCCGCGAGCTCCAGGATGCGCTGAACGCCGTGGCCGGGGATCCCGCGTTTCACCACAAGATCATCGTGCTGCCGCCCGGGTCGAAGACGATGCCTCAGCGGGACACGCAGCTGGCCGACCAGTTCGACGAGATCGTCCGCGTGGACACGTGCATGGCGTTCGACGTGGAGCCGATGGAACTGGGAATTAGCCCCAAGGTCTCCACCACCCAAAGCTCGGGTGCCGCGAACCAGATGGCGAAGATGGCCCAGCAGAAGGTGGACCGCAAGTCCACCGGGCCGATCCTCCGCTACCTGGCGAGCGTCAACGACCACATCCTGCGGGACCTGTGCCGGCAGGACGACATGCGGTTCCTGTTCGACGGCCTCGAAGACGAGGACGACGAGGCCACCGAGACCGGCATGGTCGTCCAGCAGGTCACCTCGGCGCTCCGGTCGATCGACGAGGGCCGGGAGAAGCTGGGGCTGCAGCCGTGGGGGCTGAAGGAGACCCAGGACCCGCTCCTGATCACCCCGACTGGCCCGGTGCCGCTGACGGCCGCGGTCGCCCAGGCGTCGGCGCAGGCGCAGACGGCGCAGCACCTCGCGGACAACCCGCCGCCGCGTGCCCTCCCGCCCGGCGCCCCGCCGCAGCAGGCCCGCCCGGCGACCGGCGCGGGCGGCAGCGAGGGAAACGAGGGCCAGTCACCCGGCCACGAGGCCGCGGAGGCGGCGCAGGGCGAGCAGCAGGCCGACGCCCGGCGCGGCGGCACCCCGGCCTCGAAGGCGGCCGCCGCGGAGCTTGACGCCCTGGCCCGGCACCTGCGGGAGGGCCGGGCGATCACCGCCTGGGAGCCGCGGCACCTGCCCGCCGTGGCGCTCGCCACGGTCAGCGAGGACCTCGCGAAGGGCCTCACCCCGGACCAGGCGGTCGCCGTGACCAGGGCCATGCTGGTCAAGGCCGGCCCGCAGGCGCAAGAGCCGGAAGGCCCGCAGGACGCGCAGGACTGGCCTGGCTGGCAGTACGACCTGGCCCTCGCCGGGATGTACACCGCCGAGGTCACCGCGGCGTTCACCGCGGCCACGACCGCGGCGTCGGCGCTGCTGGCGGCCTGGTGGAAGGGCACCCTCGCCGTCACCCGCGACGCCCTGGTCGCCATGATCCGCTCCGAGGTCGCGAAGAAGGTCGGGGCTGTCCTCGCCGGCTTGTGGCGGGAGGCGTGGCACCTCGGGAGCCGGTCAGCGACCGCGGTCGCCACCATGTCCGCCCCCGACTGGGGTAGCTGGCAGCCCGGCGACGTCGATGCCGCCGCCCTCGTGTCCGACTCGGCGGGCCTGCGGAGGCTGCTCGCCGCCCACGGGGTCAGCGTCATCGCGGCGGTCAGCGACACCGGCATGGGCGACCTCGCCCAGGCGATCGCCGAGGCGGTCGCTGACGGGGACTCCGCGGGCTCGCTCGCGCGGAGGCTGCCGGAGATCCTGCGGGTACCGCAGCGGGCACCGATGATCGCCCGCACCGAGATCGCCCGCGCCGTCTCAGCTGCGACCCGCGACACCTACCGGGACATGGGGGTCAGCCGCAAGGAGTGGCTGATCGCCCCCGAGGACGCGTGCCCGGTGTGCAAGGCCAACGCGGGGGCCGGTGCTGTTCCGCTGGACGCCACCTTTCCTGATGGCTCACCGTGCCCGCCAGCCCACCCTTGGTGCCGGTGCGTTTTGCTGCCCTCCGAGGTCTCCGGCGTTGACTTGACCGACCCCGACGCGTTCGCCTACACGGCAGCGATCGAGCCGCACCTGGCCAAGGTCGGCCCGCACGGGTTCATCCACGGATGGATCTTCGTCGGCATCCCCGCGGAAGGCGATCGGGTCTACCATCCCCGCCACGGCCACGGCACCGTCATCGCCCACGACGGCCGCACAGCGCACGTCGCCTTTGACTCCGGTGCCCACCGGGCCTTCCACGTCGAGCCTGACCCGCAGCATGCCCGTCGCCTTGAGGAAATGCCCGATGAGGACATCTACCGGGAGCTGATGGGCCGCGGGGAGGGCGAGCACTACAACCGGGCGGTCGCGGAGATCGACCGCCGGGACGCCGCCGACCGTGCCGGGCGGGCCGCGAGCCTGTACGCCGAGCACCCGCAGTCGGATGAGGACCGCAACCGCGTCTACCACGGCCTCATGGACGCCGGGGAAACGTCCGAGGACGCGTGGGCGCACGTCCACGGCACCACCACGGGGCAGATGCGCCGGGAGGCCGCCATCGCCACGCTGCGGCAGCAGGGCTACCGGGGCGACGGCTTCGGCCAGCTTGCCCGCGAGTCGTTCAGGGACGAGGTCCGCCGCCGCACCCTGGACGCCGAGGCGGCCACGAACGGCTACATGCTGTCCCCGGAGGGGAACCGGAAGGGCGTCGACCCGTGGTCGCTGTTCGCCGGCCCGGAGTCGCGTGCCCGCCGGTACGCGTCCCCGGAACTGCGGGAGTGGTGGGACGCCAACGGCCGTCCGACGTTCGGTGACTGGCAGGGCATGCTGCTCGGCGAAGGTGGCGCGAGCAGCCCGCGCGGGGGTGACTTCTACGCGTGAGCACCGACCGGGACCGGGTGCTGGCCGCCGCGAGGCTCGCAGGACGGCAGGCTGCGGGCGATCACGCGGCAGGCAGGCGGGTGCGCGCCCCGCACGTGCTGGCGGGGTCGCTGCTGATGCGGCAGGCCGCGACGCAATGGCACCGCGGCTTCGCCGAGGCATCCCCGCCTGCCGTGAAGTACCAGCGGGTCACTGACCTTAACGGCGAGGTGACCTGGCGGGACGACCGCGACGACGACGAGGGCGGCTACGCGGCCGGCGGCGGCGGGATGACGCCCCGCCCCCACGCCGCCGACGGCACCCAGCACGTCCCCGGCGGCGTACCAGGATCGACGGCCGGAGGGGAGCCGCCCCGCTGGGACGGCAGCGAGCCCGGGCCGCGGGTCATGAGCGCCCCGGAAGACGAGGACGACGCCGGCTACCCGCCAGCACGCGGTGCTTCGCCCCGGCCCGGCGGCTACTGGCCTGCCGGGTACATGGACGGCTACTGGCCGCGCGGCGGCCACGGCACCCAGCAGGCAGGCATGTCAAGCCCCGGCGGGGCCAACGGCAGGCCACCGAACGGCATCGGCAAGGTCGGCCCCAAGGGCTACGTCCACGGCTGGATATTCGTCGGTGTCCCCGGCGCCGGCCAGGACGTGCACCACCCGCAGTTCGGCGCCGGGAAGGTCACCGGGCGGGACGCCGCGCACGTCAGGGTCCGGTTCGGCGACGGCTCCGAGCGGTCCTTCGCGCACCAGGCCAAGTCGCCCATAGACCCGGAGGCGGCCCCCGGCCCTGCGCGGTTCGAGCCGCGCCCGGAGAGCGACGGCGGGCCCTCAGGCGTCATGACCGCCGCCGAGGCGAGGAAGTGGGGGAACGCCAACTGGCCGGGGAAGGACAAGCTCCCGCCGGACCAGTACCGGGCACTGCTGGACTACACCCGCTCGTCGGCATGGCCGATCAACCGGTACCTGCGCACCGGGAAGTTCCCGGACAAGGGAAAGATGCGCACTCCGGCAGCGGCCGAGAAGCGGCGGCTCGACGCGGAGATCGCCACGCTTGAGAAGGCGTGCAGGGATAACCCGACGCCATCAGAGGCGATGGTCGTCCACTGGGGCACGGGGCTGGCCGAGTTCGGGAACGTCACCCCGGACAAGCTGGTCGGGAAGACCGCGCGGGAGCCCGCGTTCCTGTCCACGAGCGTTGGCAAGACCGTCTCGCGGGGGTTCAGGAGCGAAGAGGTCCACATGCAGCTGAGGGTGCCGAAGGGCACCCCCGCGTTCTACCTGGACAAGGTATCGACGTTCAATGACGAGCGGGAACTGCTGCTTAACAAGGGGCTGACGTACCGGATCACCTCGGCGAGGAAGGTACGCGGGCAATGGCAGGTCGAGGCGGAGGTCATCCCGCCGCATGCGGCCAAGGTGCTGGACGGCATCGGGAAGGGAGCCTCGGACCTCTCCGACCCGAGTCCCGTCGACCCCGAGCACGTCAAGAGCCTCATGCTGGCGAACTTCCCAGACAAGGCCCTGACCTGGGTTGACGACGCCCGCTGGATCGGCCCCGTTGAGGTGCCGCAGGACCGCATCGACACTGATGACGAGGACTCGTGGGCCGCCTCCAGCCAGCCGGGCGCCGTCAAGAGGTTCGCGAAAGCCATCAAGCACGGAACCGGCCACACGCACCCGGTGATCCTCGTTCAGTCCCCGGATAACCCGAAGGCTGTGGTCATTGACGGCCATCACCGCACCCTCGCCTACCGCAAGCTCGGCCGCCCGGTGAGGGCCTACGTCGGCCAGGTAGAGCGCATTACCCCGGAGATCCTGGAGACCCACTCGTTCCAGCAGCACGCTGGCGGCGACCCGGCGAACAAGGCGGCAGCCCCCGGCCTGGCGTCCCGCTCCGGGATGATCTCCCTTGACCTGCCAGGCGGCCTGATCGACCCGCTGCCAGGCGGCCTGACAGGCCATCACGTGACGGTCGTCTACCTCGGCCCGGACGTGGACGACGACGCCTTCGCCTTGGCCTGCGACCGGGCCCGCGCCGCCGCCAGGCAGGCTCCGGGGCCGCTGGCAGCGATGCTGACGGGGATCGGGACGTTCCCCCCGTCTGGCAGCAGCGACGGCAAGGTCCCCGTGTTCATTCCCGCCCGCATCCCCGGCGCGGGGCAGCTGCGGACGGCACTGGAGGACCTGTCCGCCAGCGAGCACAAGGACTGGAAGCCCCACGTCACCCTCGCCTACCTCGAAGAGGGCGACCCGCTCCCCGCCCCGCCGCCGCCGGCCGCGGTCACCTTCACGCACCTGTCCGTCCACCGGGGCGATGACGTGGAGCGGTTCCCGCTCGGCGCGGCCTCGAAGGCCGCGGGCGAGGGGAACGCGCAGACGCTCCGCGACTACTGGAGCGGCCACGGGCACGGCGGCCCCACGCACCACGCCTTCGAGAAGGAGATCGCGTGGGGCACCCCCGGTGACTTCGGCCGGTGCGTTGCCCTAGTCACCGAGCACGGCAAGATGTCGCCCGACCAGGCGAAGGGCTTTTGCAACCTTCGCCACCACGAGGCCCTCGGCTACTGGCCGGCACAGCACGCCGAAATGGAGAGAGGCAAGTAATGCCAGTTCCCGACCTTGAGAACCGGTTCACCTGCCATCCGCCGAAGCCAGGCCAGCCCGAGGCTTACCGGCAGCTGCGGTCGATGGGGCTGGACTTCGCGCGCGCCATCGACAGCGCGTGCCCGGATTCCCGGGAGAAGTCGCTCGCGATCACGCACCTGGAAGACGCTGTGATGTGGGCGAACGCGTCGATCGCACGGAACGGCTAGCCGTCCTGGCCAAGGCCGCGCTCTTCTGGCGGCGGCGCCGTCCGCTCGGTGCGGATCAGCATCGGCCTGCGCGGGTTCCCCTGGAATGACAGCCTCACCGTCGGGCACATCACCATCATCGGCATGACCGGGCCGCCCGGGGCCTGCACCGACTCCCGCACCGGCTGGACCGAGGCATCCGTCTCGGGGTCATTCATCGTGAAGCCCTCCGGGCCCGGTGCCTCGAACTCGCGTACCCGCCCGTCGGCGTAGTCGACGCGCACGAACACCCTGGCCACCCGGCCGGAGTCCTCGTCCTCGTATCGCATGCCCGCCACCGGCGGCGCCGGGACGACCTCGCCCGAAACCGGCTCATCCTGTCCGCTCATGCACCTGATCATGCCAGGGGGGACGCCCGTGGACGGCCTCGTCACCATGACCGCCGCACAGCTCGCCGACCTCGTCAAGGCAGGACCAAAAGGCTACATCCACGGGTGGGTCAAGGTCGGCGCGGGCGACGACGGCAACGCGAGGCTCCGCGGGCACCTGTCCGCCGCCGAGGGCGCCCACGCCGCCGGAGAGCACTCCGACGGCGATGCGCGCCTCGCCGCCGCGAGCCGGGCGGCGAAGGACCCCGCCACCCGCCAGTCCATCGGCGAGGCCCGCGGCCACCTCGCCGCCGACCGGCTGAACCTCGCCGCGTCCGCGAAAGATCGCAAGACGACCGCGGGAGGCATGTCCGACGCGGAGCTGAAGGCCGCCGGCAAGGAATTCGCCCGCCGCGCCGCCGCGCTCGGGAAGGCCGGGCAGGTCTCCAAGTCGCACAAGGCCGTGAAAGACGAGATCGCCCGCCGGAAGGCCGCCAGCACCTGACCGCCGACGCCCTCCTCGAGGCAGCCGCCGCAGCCCTCAGCGCCCTCGAGGCAGCCGGGTACCCGGTGACCCTCGCCCATGGCGCCGTGATCACCCAGGCCGGCTACGTGCTGCCCCCCAGCCAGCCAGGCGACCGGTGGGAAGCCCGCGCCCGCCACGCCCACGCGCATGCCCCCTGCGGGGCTGACGACGACTAGACCCCAAAGCAAGGAGCTGTGTGGCCGCGACTTTGACCGATGCCAACGAGCTGACTTTCATCTCGTTCCCGATCGAGAAGACGGAGGACACCGGCGAGGTCAACCCTGTCGACCACACCCCGGACATCGTGGTCTACGGCAAGGCGACCGACGGCAGCCTTGACGGGGACCTGCAGGTGGTAGACCCCGAATGGAGCGCCAAGGCACTGCAGGAGTGGATGGAGACCGGGGGGAACCTGCGCGTCCAGCATCAAGCGCAGCGCGACCCCGCGGGCGTCGGGCTCGCGGTTGACGGCCACTACGTCAAGGGCCTCGTCGTCGAGCCGTCGGCGAAGCACCTCGTCCGCACGAAGGCCCTGCGCGACTTCAGCATCGGCATCAGCCACCCGAAGATCGACCGGGACCCGACCGGCAAGGCCATGAACGGCGTGATCACCGGCCACCCGGACGGCAGGACCAAGGTCTGCGAAGTGTCGCTCGTCGACCGCGGGTCGAACCACAACTCCCGCTTCCAGCTGGTCAAGGCCGCAGGGGACGGCACGCCGCAGTACGTGGGCAAGATGCTCGGCACCAGTGTCGGTGACCTGGCGGGCCAGTCGGTCACGATCGACCTGCCTGCCGACGTGTCGGTCGCGTTCTCGCCGGCTGACCTGGCCAAGCTCCTCGCCCACCGGGCGGAGGCGGAGCGCCGCCAGGCCGAGGCGGAGACGGCCAAGGACTGGGCCCAGTGGGACGCCGCGCACGGCGGGCCCGGCGGGAGCACGGCCAGCAGCAGCGCCAAGCCGCCCGCCGCCGGGCCCGGGACCACCGCGAAGAAGCCAGGCACCGGGAACAGCGCCGCCGACGCGTCGGCGGCGTGGCAGCATGCCCGCCAGACGCTCCAGGAAGAGCACGACGGCAAGAAGCCCGATGCGGCGGACGCGGAGAACGCGCACCTCATCCACGAGGCCCACCTCGCGCACGAGCAGCACGAGGCAGCCGGGGCGAAGAAGGCCCTCACCGGCGGCGAGAAGGACGCCTTCACCGCCCAGGTGAAGAAGGACTCCGTGCAGGACCTCGGGTCGGCGGTCCACCGGCTGTCGGAGTGGGCGGGCAGCGGCAGCCACCCGGCCGGCACCGGCCACGCCGACCTGAAGTGGATGTACGACACGATCTCGGCTGAGCTGAAGTCCCGGGACCCGTCCTCGGAGGCGGGCGGGAACTTCCCCGCCGCCAAGGCCGCGGGCGCAGCCCCGGCGGACGTGCTGGCCAAGTGCAAGGCCCTCACCGACATCCTCGCCTCAGTCCGCGACCGCACTGGCGGCGGCAAGGGCGACGACACGGCGAAGGCCGCCCGCAAGGCGCAGAAGAAGGCCGCGAAGCAGGCCAGGAAGGCGGCAGCCATGACCGGGGCAGACGAGGCGGACGGCGAGCCGTGCCCGACCTGCAAGGGGAAGGGCAAGATCCGCGAGGGCCACATGGAGTGCCCCGACTGCCACGGCACCGGCAAGAAGGCCCCGGCCGCGGCCAAGGACGCCGAGCCAGCCGAGGTGAAGGCCGGCAAGCGGTCCTGCCCTAAGTGCGGGAAGAACCACCACTCCGACAGCCCCGCGAAGTTCTGCGACGCCTGCGGCACGAAGCTGCCAGGCGGGGCGAAGGAAGAGGGCCCCGACGTCACCAAGAAGGGCGGCCAGGACCAGGAGCCGCCCGGCGATGATGACGAGGACGACGAGGACATGGGCAGCGACCTCGACGGCGACGACGAGGACGACGACGACCAGGAAGATGACGGCGGCGGCGATGATGACGGCAAGGACGGCGGCGCGTCCAAGTCGTCCAGGCCGGCCCCGGGTGACGGCGTCACCGGCGAGCGCACCCAGCCCGTCCCGCCCCACCGGGAGCCTGACGGCCCGGCCATCGAGGCGCTCGAGCACGACGCGGGCCTGCCGACCGTCCCGGACGGGGACCTGCCGAAGGCCGCGTGGCTGCGCCTGAAGGGCCTCGGGGTCCCCCACGACGCCGGCGCCCTCCACGACCTGCTGTGCCCCGCCTACGACCCGGCCATCGCCGCCAAGTGCCACCCGCACCAGCCGCTGACGGCGATCGACACCGCCGCATGGCGGGACCAGGCCATGACCGCCGCCGCCTCCGCCCCCCTCGACGTCGCGGGGAAGATGGCGGAACTGTGGCAGCACGCCGAGACCATCAAGGCCACCGGCCCCGTTGCCCTCGCCGAGGTGTCCGAGGCCCTCCACAAGGCTTTCGCCGACGCCAACCCCGGCCCCGGGACGTTCCCGACCCCCGCCGAGCTGGACCCCCGCCGGTTCCGCCGCCCCTACATCGGGGCGGGCCACGCGGCGAGCTCGCCGCAGGCGTCCGGCCCGAGCACGGCTGCCCTCCCGCCATCCGGCGGCATCACCGCGACCGGCTACACGCGCGGCTACATCACGGCAGGCCACGCGGGCGACTCGCCGCAGAACAAGGCCGCTGACGGCGACGCGCCGCCAGCGCCGGGCGCGTCCAACGGCAGCCGCCTGTTCTACCGCAACACCGCCCGCGACAACGCCCGCGCCGCGATGCAGGCGATGCACGACCACATCGCCCAGACGTTCCCCGACCTGTGCCCGATGAAGGACGACCCGCACGCCAGCCCGGCACCCAGGCCCGGCCCGCTGCCCGTCCCCGCCGGGTCCGCGAAAGCGGGCACCGCCAGTTCCGGCGCGGATCCCGGCATTGCCGGCGCCAGGACCGTCACCAAGGCAGCCGGGGCAGCCGCACCGGACCTCGTGAAGGCGGCCGTCGGCGAGGCGACCGCGCCCCTCGCCGCCCTCCTCGCCGACGCGATGGACCTCATCCGGGGCCAGGACGTGGCACTGAAGTCCCAGGCGAAGGCCCTCAAGAAGCAGGCCAGGACGCTGGACGCGATCGCCGCCCAGCCCGACCCCGTGACCCCCTACCGCGGTGCGCCCCTCGAGCAGCCTGGCATCGCCAAGTCCCACGCCCCGGCCGGGCCCTCGGGCATGGCCGCCTCCGCGGAACGGTCCCAGCAGCTGATGTACGGCGAGCTGTACCGGACGTGGCGCGAGTCCCCGGACCCCACTGAGCGCATCGCGGCCGAGCAGGCCATGGCGCGGATGCGGGGCCTGCCCAGCGGCACCCTGTAGCAGGGCGCCGCAGCAAGCCCCCGCCACCCCCCGGTGGCGGTGATGAAGGGAGAAGTGTGACAACACTCCTCGAAGTAGAAGCCCCCGCCATCGCGCCCGACGCGATGGCCGGGCAGGCGACCGCGGATGCCGCGCGGGCCGCCATCGGCGCGTCGACGACCGGCGACGTCATCAAGGCGCGCATGCCCGACCTCGTCAAGGGCCAGGGCATGGCCCACCGGGGCGGCAACATGCCGCTCACCGACCAGGTCCAGATCCTCGGCAAGGCCCACCAGGCCACCATGGACCTGCGGCACTCGACCTGGCAGGGCTACCACGCCCGCGCCGACGTGATCAAGTCCGGGTTCAAGCCTGATTTCCTGCGGCAGTACCCCGTGCTCCAGACCGCCCTGTCCGCGCCGTCGATCGGCGAGCAGCTCCAGCAGTTCGCCTCCCTGCTGCCCGGCGGCGGCAGCGACGCACTGAAGTCATTCACCGCCGGGAACCTGGGGATCGGCTCCGTCAGCTAGGCGGCCTCGCCCCGTGAGGGGCGAGTGAACACCACGAGAATTGCTGGGACGCCCGCACCACCCACCCGCACCACAGCGTGGCCCGAAAGGGCGAGCGCGATGGTCCGAAAAGCGGATGGCAGGGGCAATCAGCAGCCGAGCCCGCCTGGATTCGCTCCGACGGGAAGGTTCAGAGACTCTGCACGCGGGGCCTGGCATCGCGCCAGGTCAAGAGAGAGTCCGATCTCACGTGAGAGCGTGAGAGCGGCCCGGAAACGAGGCCGCCCACCAGGTTCGCCCGGTGAGTAACAAACATGCTATGGCCTGACCCCGTTCAACCTGCTCGCGCCGTCCCGCCTCATCTACCCCGTCTACACGCTGTACCGCAACAAGTTCCCTCGCCCGGCCGGGCAGGGCACGTCCCTGATCGAGCGGCTGGCGCTAGGAATCTCCGGCTCCCAGACCGGCGGCCAGGGCGTCCAGGACATCTCCATCGGCGAGCTGGTGGAGCAGGGCGGCAGCTTCGGCCAGTGGCCCCTCAACCTGCCTCCGAGCGGCAGCCAGAATTTCGTCAACTTGCAGGTGCCATACCGTTTCTTTGGTATCACCGAGCAATTGTCGTGGCTCGCCCAGTTCGCCGGCCAGGGGTTTGAGGACATTAGCGCTCTCGCTAACCTCATCATGCTGCAGGAAATGATGCTGGGTTAAGGCACTCTTTGCCCAGCTTAAACCGCGAGAATTGCTGGAAAGCCCGCGTCACCTGGTAATGCTACAACGTGAGGCGAAAGCCTGAGCGTGAATGCCCGAGAAATTGCCAGCAGGGGTAATCAGCAGCCGAGCCCGCCTGGGCCGCGCGAGCGGCACCGACGGGATGGTTCAGAGACTATGCACGCGGGGCCTGGCATCGCGCCAGGTCAAGAGAGAGTCCGATCTCACGTGAGAGCGTGAGAGCCAGGCAGAAATGACCTGGCCGGCCTGAATGCGGACGAAACGTATCGGGCCGTAACAAATTTGGAAGAGTACCAGATGATCGCGGGCACGTCTGTGCCGCTCGCGACTCCCGCCGCCCCCACCTGCACTGTCCGTTCTGCCGGCTCGAACGAGTCGGCCCTGTCCACGTCGATCACCGCGGTCAAGGTCGCGGCAACCAATTACTTCGGTTCCACCGCCGTCTCGGGTGCCACCTCCGTCAGCGTCAGTGCCGGGCAGGTCGTGGACGTCACCATGGCCCCCGTCGCGGGCACGATGACCTACAGCATCTACGGCTACGACGGCACGTCCTACTACCTGCTGGCCCAGGGCGTCGGCGGCATCCGCTACACCCTGCAGGGGTCTGTCCTGCCCGCGGTGGTGGTCCCCCCGGCGGCCGACACCGGCACCGGCGCCCCGACGCGCATGGAAGGCGTCATCCCGACGCTGTCGGGCATCTCCGCGAGCGCGGGCATCTACCCGGCGGGCTGGCAGGGTGGCTACGTCGACAACGCGGTCGGCACCCACCTGTCCTACAACGCGATCTACAGCGCGCTGAAGGCCCTGTGGGATTCCACCAGCAATAACCCCGGCGCGTTCAAGGCCGACCCCGCCGAGTGCATTTCCTCCGGCTCCGACATCGCGAACCTCTCCCAGGACGTCGTCGCCCAGGGGAACGCCACCGACTACCGGCTGTTCATCCAGCAAAGCGAAGTCGGCGACATCCAGGTCGGCGGCGCCGTCTCCGAGTTCCGCAACCCCGTCACCCGGTCCATCCTCAAGATGGTCGTCCACCCCTGGTACACGCAGGGCACCGCCGACCTGCTCTCCTACCAGCTGCCCCAGACCTGGACCAACGTCGCCAACGCGATCGAGATGTCGGTCGTGCAGGACTACGTGTCAATTGCGTGGCCAGTAATTGACGCAAGCTTCAGGTATAGTATCTTCCTTTTCGGGGCGTTGGTAATGCATGCGCCTTTCTATTCGGCGCATTTGGCGGGACTTCAGAATTCCGACACGGCTCCATTCAGCTGACATTCCGGCCCGGGGTGGCAATCGCTGCCCCGGGCCTCGTACTTCCCCCTTTCAGGCGACGAACCATTCAGGAAATGGAGCTGTGTGGGTTTCTTCTCCACTACCCCGCCGGCGTACCAGGGGCCGACGGCCCTCGGCACGGCAGCGGCATCGCAGATCTACTCCGGCACCGGGACGAGCGTCGGCGGGACCGGGTACCCGTTCGCGGCGGGGGTCACCCTGTCGAACCTGACGATCCAGAACTCGGGCGTGAACCCGGCGTTCATCGGGATCGGGTCGACGGTCACCGCCACCACCGGCCTGGAGCTTCCGGCGGGGGACACCCTGGTCCTGGAGGCGTCCCAGGTGAAGGCGGCCACGGGGCCGTTCAACTTGTGGGCCATCTCCAGCGGCGGGGCGACGACGGTCGAGGCGTCCCTCGGCACCGTCGTGGCCAACGACTGAGACCGGCCCCTGAGGCCAGAACAGGAGCCGTGTGAGCGGTCCGGTAACCACTAGCGTCTCCCTGACCCCGGCCGTGCAGGTGTACGTGCCGGCCCCGTCAGGGCGGCCGTCGGTGTTCCTGCAGAACACGGGCCGGAACTCCGTGCACGTCGGCGGGTCGGGGGTGACCACGGTCGCAGGGCTGAGGCTCGCGCCTGGCGCGTCGGTCACGCTGCCCCAGGCGAGCGGGGGCATCTTCGCCGTGTCCGGGTTCACCCCTGGCGTCGCGCTCGGGACCGCCTCGGCGGCGGTCGCGCAGGGCGGCTCGGTGATCACCGTCGCGTCCGGGGGGACCGCGTTCACCGTCGGCTCGTACCTGGCGATCGAGCAGGGCAGCGTGCGGCAGGAGGTCGCGAAGGTCGCGGCGTCCGGGGCCACGTCGGTGACGATCTCCACGACGTTCGCGTTCGCGCACGGGTCGGCGTCCACGTTCGGGGCGGTGCTGGCCGCGGCGACGCAGGTCGTGGTGGAGGGCGGGGCGACCTGATGGCGATCCTCGCCGCGCAGTTCGCGGTCGGCACGGCGGCCACGTTCATGACCGACGTGCCGGCCGGCCCCTGCACCGTCATCCTGTCCAACACGTCCGGGCAGACGGTGTACGTCGGCGGGACCGCGGTGTCGTCGTCGCGGGGGTTCGGCATCCCGTCAGGGTCGCCGCCGGTGGCGATCCCCGGCTACCCGGCGTCGGCGTCAACCCCGCTGTACGCGGTCGCAGGGTCTGCTGTGACGCTCGGCGTGCTCGTGTCGACGGACGGGTGAGCCAGCGCTCACGGGCGCAGCTCGCCGCACCTCATCACCGAGTTCTCGCAGGTTCCCCGATGGCCGCCCGTGCGCGGGGTGCCGCAGCACTTCCGCGTTGAGTCGGCTTCGTCGTGGGCCTTGTCGTACTCGGCGTTGCCGAGGTAGGCGAGCCGGCAGCCCTTCCCGTCGAGGCGGAAGCGGATGCCCTCTCCTTCCTCGACGGTGAACGACCAGCCCATGAGCTTCGGGCCGCCCGCATAGTCGATCCGGTCGGCACCGGCGCGCATCAAGGTGGCGAGCCGCCGCGTGAAGCTACTCACCGGTCACGCCCAAGCGCCGCCTCATCTCGTTAGCGACGGGCCCGCACGGCTGCATCACCAGCTTGTCGGCGATCACCTGGACGACCTCGAACGGCCCGGCGAGCTGCCCCGTCGTCCTCGCGACCATCACCGTGTCGTCGCCAGGCGCCCCGAACTCCATGCTGGCGACGCTCCCGAACGGGATGAACACCAAGTAGCCCCTGATTGCCATCCCCCCATCATCCCAGGAAGAGGCCAGTGAGCGTCCGCATCAACCTTCCGGACGGCTGTTCCGGGCTGACCATGGAGGACGGCACCCGGTACGCGGGCCGCAAGGGCGGTGCGGTGACCGTGTCCGACGAGCATGCCTCAGCCGTGCAGCGGTTCTCGGGCGGGGACGCGGCGATCCTGTCCGGCCAGTTCCGGGCGTTCGCCGGGACGAGGGCGGGCCGCTGGTGCCAGTCCTGCAAGCGGCTGTGGAACCGGTGGAACGCCACCTGCCCGAACTGCCGTGCGGAGACCGTGGCCGAGGCCGACATGCCCGTACAGCCCGCCTGCGAGCGGGCACCCGGCCGGTAGCCCCGGCCGCCAAGCAACGACAAGGAGATGGCAGCAGCGTGACCGTTTACGCGATGAGCAGCCACCGGCAGGTGAGCATAGGCACCGGCCACGGCGGCTGCGGCAGCATCCATGACCGCCCGGCCGGGCCGGACGGCCAGCCCGTGAAGCTGTGGGCGCTGACGTGCGCCGGGGGCTGTGAGGACTTCCTTCGCGGTGAGCCCGGCTGGTCATCCACGATCTCGGAGATCGCGGAGACCTACGACGAGAAGCTGGCCCGCGATGATTTCCAGAAGCGCGGCGCGATGGACCGGGACCAGGTGCTGGCCATGGCGCTGGCGAAGCTGGCCGGAGTCGAGCTGCCGGAGACGCTGAGGTCCCGGATCACAGGAGGCATGCCGGATGCCCCCGCGATGACGGCGTGCCCGGACGGCCACCAGAACCGGGCCGGGGCGAAGTTCTGCGCGGAGTGCGGCTCGGTGGTCCCCGAGGAGCAGGCATCCGGCACGGTGACGTGCCCGGACGGCCACGAGAACCCGGCGGCGTCGAAGTTCTGCGGCGAGTGCGGCACGGGCATGCGCGAGGCACTGCCCGCCGTCCCGGAAAGCGTTCCCATCAACCTGGACGCCATGACCGCCAGCGAGCTGCGTGCGCACGCGAAGCGCTTTGGCATCGACGCGTCCGGCACGAAGGCCGAGGTGCTCGGCCGCCTCCAGGCCGCTCAGGCCGCCTAGGCGAGGCCGTGCCGGGACAGCGGGGCGTGTGCGGCAGGTGCGGGGCCAGGAGGCGAGGACGCGGTGCCCGCCCCCAGGCCCCGGTAGCCGACTGCCTGCGATGCCTGACCCCGCTGTGCGCCAGGCACGCGATCGAGAAGCCAGACGAGGGCGGCTACATCTGCCGTCCGTGCGACCGGAAGCCCGCGGGCCCGGCCGGGTAATTCCGTTGCGGTCTCGCTTCGGGGGCTTATGATGGAGTCATGACGTTCAGGCGAGCGACCGAATCCCGAGGGCACGGATACCCGTGCTCGCAGCGCTTCCTGGGCATCGGGAAGGCCCCCGGATAGGACGGAAGTCCGCTACCGGGAGCCGCCCTCAGGAAAAGCCTGACGGGCGGCTTTCAGTTTCATAGGGATGTAGCTCAGCTGGTAGAGCCCCGGTCTCCAAAACCGGGTGTAGCGGGAGTTCGAGCCTCTCCGTCCCTGCGAGCCCCACGACGGGCTTGACTGTTGACACGTCCATAGCGTGAGCATCTAACGGGCAGGCCGCCATGCCTGCCCCTGCCGCCGCGACCATTGCGGCGGCCCTGGGCTGCTAGCTCCAACTGGTAGAGCAACTCCCCTGCAAGGAGAAGGTTGTCGGTTCGAACCCGACGCGGTCCACGTGGCGAGCCGAGGCACGGCACCCGCAGCGGGACCAGCTATCCCGCGCGCAACGGCAACCGGCAGCACCCGGCGCGAATCCAAGCGACCGGGCCGGAACCACTCGCCGCTCCACGGGAGCGAGGGAGACGGTAACCCGCCTGGCCTGGGACCAGGATGAACCCGGTTCGACTCCGGGGTTCCCGACCGCAATCATATAGCGCAAGGGCAAACGTGCTGGATTGGCGCGATCTCCATGTCATTCCTACCCTACCGCGATATACTGAAGGCATGCCTCAAGGCCGTTTCTGGACAGATGCTGACCTGAGTCACCACGCCACCCTTGCAACGAGCCAACGCGACCTTGCCATCCGCCTCGGGCTTACGGGGAACAGCAGCATCCGGCACGTTATCAGGCGCGCCACGGAGCTGGGACTGGACACAAGCCGCCTTTGCAGCGCCCAGTCGATCCGGAATCGGTCCAAGCGAGTCGATGATGAGGCGCTGGCCGCCCTGGTCAAGGCCAGTGACAGCGTGACCGAGGTGTTGCGCAAGGGCGGCTACGGGCCTAACGGCGGAAGCTTCAGCCATGTCTCACGAAGGATCAAGGCGCTTGGCCTGGATACCTCGCATTTCAGCCAGCGCCGACTGCCCCAAGGCAACAACAAGGCCAAGGCGCCGAGTGAGGTACTCATCGTCCTCGCGCCCGGTTCCAGGCGCGCCCGGGCCACGCAGCTTCGGCGGGCACTCATCGCGGCCGGAGAGCCGCACCTTTGCGCGGAGTGCGGCCAGGAACCCGAGTGGCGAGGAAGGCCGCTGACCTTGCAGGTTGAGCACATCAACGGCAATTACCTGGATTGCCGTCGATCCAACCTGTGCTTCCTCTGTCCGAACTGCCATACACAGACAGCCACGTATGCGCGGAATCGTAACTTCTACGAGAAGGTGGCTAGCTAGGGGAGCAGGCAGGCGAGGTTCGAGTCCTCGTACCTGGACCTTGGGTCTCTAGCTCAGTTGGCAGAGCGGCAGGTTGAAGCCCTGCAGGCGGCTGGTTCGATCCCGGCGGGACTCACGCGGATGTGGCCGAGTGGCTCAGGCACTTGCCTTCCAAGCAAGCTACGCGGGTTCGATCCCCGCTATCCGCTCTCACGCGCCGCAAGCATTATGGTGATGCAGCTGACTCTTAATCAGCGGAACGGGGTTCGATCCCCTGGTGGCGCACGGGCGTGTACGCCAATTCGGAGAGCGTCCGTCCTCAAAAGGCGGAGGTTGCGAGTTCAAGTCTCGCCGCGCCTACCTCGGTACCCTCTAGCTCAACCGGCAGTAGCGCTTGGCTCTGATCCAAGAGGTTCCTGGTTCGAATCCAGGGAGGGTAGCCATGCCGATGCGCACGGCTGCGGCCTCGCCTTCGTGCGGCGGGCGACCCGGGTCGGCACCGGGTATCGGCTTATGTCCTCGTAGCCCAACAGGCAGGAGGCGCCAGGTCGAGGGCCTGGACAGTGCCGGTTCAAATCCGGCCGGGGACACTCCCGCCGCCACGCACGGCTGTGGCCCTGCCCTTGTAAGGCAGGCGGTTCGGGTCGGCACCGAATGGCGGCTCCGGTGGGCGGTAGGGGAATCAGGCAGACCCGCTCGGCTTTGACCCGAGAGTTTCCAGGTCCGAGTCCTGGGCGCCCAGCTCATGCCTGCTTAGTGACAACGGTGAGCACGCCGCCTTGGTAAGGCGGTAGTCGGAGTTCGACCCTCCGAGCAGGCTCGCAAGACATGCGGATGTAGCTCAGGGGTCAGAGCGCGACCTTATATGGCGGGCCAAGTATCCCGATTGAGCTATAATGGAGACATGCCTCCAGCCCGAACCTGGGATGATGCCGCACTGACAGCTGCGGTTCAAAGGTGCACGTCATGGCGTGCCGTTCAACGAGAACTCGGCTTGCAGACGACCAGCGTGACCAAGGGGCTCCGCCGCCGGTCCGATCAACTCGGATTGAGCTATGTGCACTTTACGCATCAGCGGACATGGACCGACGACGCGCTCGGGGCGGCTGTAACGAGCGCGACCACCTGGTCAGAAGTCGGCCGTCTCCTCGGCCTATCCGAGAATTCCGGATCGGCGGCCGAGGCGCTGAAGCGCCACGTGAAGCGCCTCCGCCTGGACACTTCCCACTTCGGGTACGCCCGAAGTGGCGAAGCGGCGATCATCGCCAAGCCTCTCCCGTTTGCCCGAGAGGTGGTGCCGCCCAGCGCGACCTCGGGCCTGAGCGTCGCCGCGCGGTGGTTCCTTGACCGGACCTACCTGGTGTCGGTTCCCCTGGAGCCGGCTCCCTATGACCTTATAGTTGAGTCCGATGACGGACTGAAGAAGGTCCAGGTCAAGACCACACGGTCGCGAACGAAAGGCGGTCGGTACTCGGTAAGGCTCACGAGGACGATCTACGACGCGCAAGCGACGCCGAATGCGGCGGGCAAGTACCGGCAGGTCCCATACCTGCCGGGCGTTATCGACTTCTTCTTCATCATCGCCAACGGGGATGCGACCTACCTCATCCCGTATGAGGTTGTGGAGGGGCGAGCCGGGATCATCCTTGATGCAAAGTACGCGGCCTTCAAGGTGTGACACCCCCCTCCGGCCGCTTACATGTGACCGTAGTGTCAGCGGTAAGCACGTGACCTTGGCCATGGTCGAGGCCCCGGGTTCGAGACCCGGTATCCGCTCGCAAGCCGAACTAGCCCAATGGCAGAGGCGTTCCGTTCAGGGCGGAAAATGGTCCCGGTTCGAGTCCGGGGTTCGGTACCGAGGGAGTGGCGCTCGGCTGCAAACCGGGGCGTCCAAGTCGGCGGGTCACGGCCAGGGCGGTCTGCGCGTACTGCCTGTCCGCTTGCCGCCGGTCCCTTTCCGCGTGGAGAGCGAACCGGCCGGGCGGCCGGGCCTCGCTGCTAACGAGTGCGTGCCTCGTCGGGCATGGGCTTCGATTGCTCCGCTCTCCGCCTTGGAGGATGAACCAGCCAGGGTGCTGGCACCGCTTGGAAGGCGGCCGGGTGCCGGGAAGGCACTGGGATTCGATTTCTCCGTCCTCCGCCATCTCCTGGCCGCCGCCTCGCATCGGCAGCCGGGAGAGCTGACCTGGAGAGTGAACCCGCCAGGCGCGGGCACCGCCTCGAAAGCGAGTGGGCGTGCAAGCGCTGCGGTTCGAGTCCGTCGCTCTCTGCCTTGGAAGGCGCGCCGCCGGCGCGGCAACGGGCCTTGAAAGCCCGTGGCGGTCCTCGTGGCCGCGGGGGTCGGCACCTCCGCCTTCCGCTGGCCACGACCCAGCCTGGTGACGGGG